ATTTATATTAGCTATTCAACTTCACTATTGCTTCTACTGTTCCTTCAATACTGGTAAGTTTATCTTCAAGAGCACGACCAATCACATTAAACGATGTAATTTCACTTCTTGATGCTGCACGAGCTAAACCATTACCAGCACTAACTAAACGATCACCCTTTCTTACCACGCCAATGACACGGACTGGCACACGACCTTGAATTGCGATTGGTGGGTGTGTCGTATCAGTTCCTGCACCTGCGTTCATTAAATATGCTGCTTTCGTACTTATCACACCAAATACATTATCACTCAGTTCTGTAACCGATTTGGTGATTTCTGCGGCGCCACCAAGTTCAACAACTGTACCAGGGCTGTATGGTTGATCAGATGCAAAGCGTTCTGCTAAGTCAGCGTAGTTAGCTGTTGAAGCATTCCCATGGAACGTGGTCGCCCAAATGTCAGTCCATTTCATTGTACCTGAACCAATGGAGTATGTTAGATTCTGGCTTGGTAAAATATTTTGCGCTACTGAGGTTAAATTAACGATACCCGAATGTGAATCAACATACTGGCGTGTTGCAATACCAAGCGAAGATGTTGGATCTCCAACCACCGTAGCTAATCCAGTGGTCCCATCAATTGCAATCGCAGTTGTTGGTGTACCACCACGATTTACGTTGATATTGATACTCTTATTCTGTGTGTTGCTTTTTAAGTTGACTGCATTTGGTGAGGCTGTGACATCAATCGTAAAATCGCTGCCTGTACCCAATGTTAATCCAGCATTTGTTAAAAATGTTGGTGCTGCATCAGTTCTAGCATAGCTTGTATATGGAACTCCATTCAATGCTAGTGCATTATCTGCGGTACCAGTCAAATTACCAACATGGTGAACTGCATAGATATTGTTAAAAGCTGAGCTGGCTGATCCAAAATTACGTGTTCCATTGCCATCTGGAACAATGACCCCAGTGATAGTATTTGTTCCATCACGTTTCAATACTGTGCTACCAGATCCCGTTAATACATTATCAACATATTGTCTTGTAGCTACTCCCATATCTGTGGTTGGGTCAGCTAAGACGGTGATTGCACCAGACGTTCCATTTAATGTAAGTAGGTTCTTAGAGATTCCAGATACATTAACCCAGAATTTCATATCTTTACCAGATGCTGCACTAACTACATTGACTGCTGTTGTGGTAGTGCTTACATTAAAATCACCACCAGCACCAACAGTTAAACCACCGCCGCCCTGCACAGTAAAGGCACCTTGCGTAGTTTGGTCAATATTTGATTTTAGGTAGTTTGCTGCTAAAACACCACCTAAGCTTAGTGCATTGTTTGCATTACCATAATATGCAAGATTGTTTGTTGATGATAGATTGAAACCTGGATTAATAGTGGTAAACCCTGGCTCTGATGATACATCAAACGATGGGTCCTTACTAAGGATAGCAACGACCGTGTTATTTACATAAAAATATACAACGATGTGGACTGCTGATGCATTACCAGATTCAGCTATTGTTTTAGCTAGGATACCTGTCTGACCCATAACTGCGGTGAATGCTGGTCCAATAACTACCCAGGCTGTACCATCCCATACTTTTAATTGCCCGCCGCCTGCTGATGTATCCCACCATAAGTCTCCAGTGATTGCCCCAGCTGGACTAGTTGATGCCGCTGTTGAGCTTGATACTGTTTTCCAAACGTTGGCTGAGTATACCTTAAGGGACTTATTAACAGAATCCCACCAAAGTTGACCTGCCAATGGGTTGGATGGTGCCGTGCTATTTGAAAAATTTTCAAGCAGCTTTACAAAGTTTTCGTTTAAGAAAGCGCCGTAACCTGCGAAATTTTTACCAATCAGCGTTAAGCTTGTAAAGTTGCTTTCGGTTGTGCCGTCAGCAACAGTTACTAAGTTATGACCGTTGGTTAATGTAATATTGTATGCCATTGAACTACTCCACTATTTGTATTATTTATGCTGCTTTTAATAACCAGTTATTTACTCACTTTACCAACTAATCTTTATCCATCCGTTGCCACCGTTTGCGCCATTACCTGATGATGCTGCACTGTTGTTACTTGCGGTTGCTTTAGCCCACCCCGCCGGAACCAGTGAGCCTCCAGACGCTCCAGAATATCCAAAAACATCACCGCTTGGGCAAGTGCCGCCAGCACCCCCATACCAACCACCACCACCGCCACCTGCACCGCCACCGTCTCCTGATTTAGTATTGCCAGGCCCGCCACTTGTTCCAGAAGCAGGATCGTATGAAATAGGCATTTGTGGAGATGAGCCACCACGAACACCAGCACCACCGCCACCGCCACCGCCCCCTGCAACGGCAATAGGTCCAGCCTGCCCACTTAACAATATTACTGATGCGGCGCCGCCGCCGCCGCCAGCACCAGAACTTCCACTGCCACCAGCATTACCACCTTTGGCACCACCAAAATATGATGAGCTTATTCCACCGCCGCCACCTGCGGCATTGCTGGCATTACCTTGACCACCAGTTCCGCCGTTGCTGTTATATAAAACATAAACTTGCCCTGGGGTAACGGCCAAGGTGCCGTGCAGATAACTTCCAGGAGCACCAGCTGCGCCTGGTAAACCACCGTCGCCTCCCCCGCCTCCCCCCGCTGCACCAACTAGTTCAATATTTACTTGATGAACCCAACCAGGCACAGTCCAGGATTGGACTTGTGTTGGCCAATTTACGATGATGGATCCAGGGACGTAACTTGTCGCACCGCGGAAGTGGCTCCAATAAATCGGCCCAGCAGTAGGTATATTAACATTATTAGCTGTGACGCGGTTACCACCACGGTGATAGTCACTAAGTTTAGCAGTTCCCTTAGTGCCGCCAAACTCTGCAAGTATCATACTCCACGTAATTTTGCCAGTTGATGGTATTGCCATTTTTATTTTAACACACTCTTAATTTCATCTACTTGAGCACGCAATTCCTTAATGGCCTCAATAATAAACGGGACAAATTTTTCATATTGCAGAGTCATATATTCTGGATCCACGGGCGCTGGGCGAATAAGTTCAGGCATTGTTTCTTGCGTCTTTTGAGCACTAACACCAACCTGTCGTTTAGTATCAAACCCTAATGATTGTGCCTTGTCGTTTGCTTCATAATAAAAACCAGTTAGTGTGCAAATTTTATCCAATGCATTTTCAATGTTGCCTAACCTAGTCTTAAGTCTATCGTCAGACAACCCACCAGCAATTTCACCCGTAACATTTAAATCTCCACCAATGGTTGCATTACTGCTTAATGTCAAAATACCAGCATTTATTGCACCATTTGCTGGGTTAAGTTGAACTGATGAACTTGAATACACGTTATCGCCGAGGTTGTAAACTACGTTATAAACTCCGACACCCGTTGTTCCGACTACTACTTGATTGGCCTTTGGCGCTGTAAACTGAGTTATGTTTAAATTCCCAGAGTGCCATACTGTTTTTGGCGCACCACCCAATCTTACATTAAGCCCATTGCCATCTACCCACAAATCACCGTCTGCGGTAATATTAGATTGCGGGGTTGTTCCAACTGCGATATTCATTGCTGCCTGTGACGCAGTAGATGCACCAACATTTAATTTACCACCAGAAACAGTGAATCCACTGGTTGCTGATTGAACAGTAATATCAGCAGTTCCGTTGAAGCTACTTCCACCAATTAATCGTGCGTTTGTTAATTGGCCAATCGAGGTCGGTAAGGTGGTAATTGCATTAATGGCATCAGTTACTTTAGCATTAACAAAGGCAGTTGTTGCTAGTTTATCGGTGCTGTCAGTTACTGGCAATGACGAAGCTGTCGTCGCTGATGGGTATCCAATAAATCCTGGGCTGTCAAGTCGTGCAAATTCATTCAATGATGTTACAAGTCCATTCATACTGTTGGTTAATTCACTGACTACAAAATTTGTAGAAGCAATAGCATTTGGAATATTATTATTGCTCGGTGGATTAGACAAGACTGGGGTTCCACTGAATGACGGGCTATCAAGTTGTGCATAGTTTGATAATGTATTATGCATATCATTATGCTCTGAATCTATTGCTGTTTTAACATATAGTGTTGTTGCAAGTCGGCCCGACGCCGGTTCCGTTGACGGTGCCGTTAATGCAGTAGGAATACCATCAAGAAACGGGCTAAATTTTGGAGCCAATTCTAACAATGCATTATTGGTATCGACCCCAAATGTTGTGCTACCGTTTAATGCTGCCGCCAATGCACCTAATGTTGACATATTTCCAGGAGCCCCACCTATCAAATTTCCAACAGTCAAATCAGTGTATGCAGTCTGTTGATCATTTTGAATTGATAACACAGTATCAACATAATGTTTAGATGTTGCTGATGCATCGTTAAACGGGGTCAATGCTACTGTAGCGAAGTTAAAAATACCACTCGCTGCGGTAATACTATTACCAATGAATGATGTGCTACGAATTTCATTAAATGGATTCAATGCTGACCCAAGAGATTGAACACTATTACCAGCCGGCACTAAATTTCCAGTAATTGGAGTTGACCCATCTATTTTGATCCATTGACTGCCCGCAGTTGCTAATGTATTGTCAACATAATGTCTTGTAGCCACGCCAAGATCTTCTACTGGATCACCAGCAACCGTCACTAATCCAGTGGATCCGTTTAACCGCAGTGCGAGCGATGGAACCCCAGCAAGGGTAACATAAAACTCTGTATTTTGACCACTGGTATGGCTTGATAATCTTACTGCGTTATTTTGTACTTTGATTGAAAAATCAAGTTCAGTTCCTTGTGTGCCAACATGCAATCCGTCTGTATTATTGATGCTAAACTTGTGTGATGTACCGCTATCGACATCAGATCTAATATAGTTTGCTGCTAATACACCACCTAAACTCAATGAGTTTTCTGAATTTCCATAATACTGACTAGTTCCTACTGGAAGATTAAATCCAGGTTTGATGGTTGAAAAGCCAGCAATTTGGCTAGTCGTATATGTAGTATCTTTGCTGAAGATACCTACTACTGTTCCGCCGATATAAAATCCAATGGCTGTATGAAGATTTGCTGTTAAGTCTGCTATTGATAGTGCGAATGGACCTGATTTTCCTTGGGCGGCTGTATAAACTGGGCCAACTGTTGTCCAGTCAGACCCGTTATAAACATTTAGCTGTGATGTATCCGTATTCCACCAAGTATCACCAATGGTTGATAAGTTCGGTTGTATTGCTGAGGCGGTGGGGCCGCTAACTATCTTCCAATCCCCAGTAGTTTTAATTTTTAATAGTCCATTATTACTATCCCACCATAATTGCCCTTGTAATGCATTCGGTGGTGCAGAATTCATTGAGAAATTTTCTAATAGCTTAACAAAGTTTTCGTTAAGCAGATCTCCGTAACCAGCAAAGTTTTTACCAAATAAGTTTAGACTGGTATGCGTATCGTCAAACTTACCGTCATCAATATTGACTAGTGTTTGACCGCTTGTTAATGTTATATTGTATGACATCTATGTATATTCCTTAAAATCTTCCAACAGAAATCATAACACTATGAATTCCTGATTCGTTGCTATCTTCTAAACTTTTTCCTATTACACAGCCAGGTGCCCAATCTGCTTGCGTTACTAGCACTTTTGCAATGCCCGGAAACTCTGAACTAACTAGCATAGCACCCTTCTTAACTGGACCATATACTTTGCATGCCACCTTACCAGTCAATGCGACTGGAACGCCTGGCGATCTATCATTCATCAAGTAAGCTGGGCTTTCTGATACCACGCCGGCGATTCGCGGATCGCAATATCGTGTGCTCTTTGTCACTTCCTTCGACCCGCCGAATATAAGAACATGTCCTGGCAGGTAGTCAATATCTGACGTATATTTTTCTGCCAAGTCAGCGTATTTGGAACTCATTGCTGTTCCGTAAATATTTCTAAATCGTAGAGTCTGTGAGCCAATGTCAATGGCATTGTCTGTAGCCGGAAGCAGAGCCGAGGTCAGCGCATTAACATTAACTCCAGAGTTTAATACGCTATGGACAAACTCCGTAGTAGCTATCCTGGTTGTGCTATCGGCGGCTGGGGCAGTCGTTGCAGTTGGTAATCCTGTCAATGCTGGGCTATTCTTGTCGGCCTTTAACGCTAATGCTGCATTATTGTTAACATAAAATAATGAATCATTATTCAATGCCTGTGACAATACACTCAATGATGAAATACTGCCGGGCGCTGTACCAGCAACTGCCGATAGCTGATTATCAATGTAATTTCGCGTAGCTTGATCCGTAGATGTTATCGTTGAATCAACATATAATTTATTTGTAATGTCTGCATCATTGACTGGTATCAATGATGATTGAACACTACCATCGATACTGCTTAATGTAATAGATGCACTGCCAGAGCTAATGGTTAAATTGGCACTAGGTGAATCAATATGATGAATCCCGCTAGTGTCTTCGTATAATGCTAGTGAGCTTTGAGTTCCAACAGATACTCCACTAAGTCCCTTAACTGCAATACTACCATTGATAACACTTGACGCAACATCTTTTCTGAGATAGTTAGCGGCATCTACTCCGTCAAGCTGCTGTGCATTGACCGTAGTACCATATAATACTGCATTTGATGCAAGTGTAATACCTGGTGATATTCTATATTCGTATGTATTATTTGTTGCATTTCTAACTGAGTGAGAATAGATACCTTCAATTCCACTGGCTACTGGAAACTCATCATCGCTACTAATGATACCGACGGTTATCCCATTGACTTGCAATTTAGAAACAGTGTGTGATGCTATTGGAAAGGAAATGTCACTAATAGTGACTGGGATTATCCCCGTAAACCCTTGTGCTTTTGTGTATAGCGGTCCGATAACTCTCCACTCAGTTCCAGTGTAAATTCTTAATTGATCATTAACTGTGTCCCACCACTGGTCACCGTCAAGTGGTTTGACTGGCGGATCAATTCCAATGGCACTACTTGAACATGGCTTAAAGCGGTTGCCATCAAAGAAATATAACACATGCTCTTTTGTACTCCACCAAATTTGTCCAGCAATTGGGTTGAGTGGCGGAGTATCGCTAGCTTGGTGCTCTAACAGTCTGACAAAGTTATTGGCAATATGTTGCCCATAGTTATGATAGTTTTGACCAATCAATGCTACACCTAAACTATCATCAATGACACCCTCGCCCAATGTAGCATAAATTTTTCCATTTGTAGTAGTAATAACGTATGCCATTCGCTTATCCTATTGAATTCAGGTTAGTTAAGGCGCTAATTCTCACTGTGTAATCAATTTGAATCAAACGATTCAATGATTTTTGTACTGGGTGGAATATAACATGTGTTAATAATTTACCCGTACCTGGTGCACCAGCCGCATATCCTTTAAGCCCGAGTTCATCAAAAACATATTGACCATTTAAATTTTGGCTGTTATCAAATGCTGCTTGACCATTTGGCTCACCGTAGTCAAGCAAGCAAGTCACTAAAATGTCAGTATAGATAGTACCAGGAATATGACGGACTTCCATTTTATTGCGGAGGTTGTCGTGGTTTAAGACGCTCGTATTGTCAATGAGCTTGTAGAATGTTGGGCTGTACAGGTTAGCATTTTGACCTCTTGAATTTGGTGGCAAGTAACTAATAACTCCCGTAGGATCTACGCTGGTTCCACCATTGCCCAAGTGCATTTCGTAAATGTATCCAGTGCTTTTATTTGAAACCCCGTATGCTAATGCTTCAGAGAAGTTCTCGTAATGTATGGCATTATCTTTATCCACAAAGATTTCACCGTTGATCGGGTCAGAAATCTTAATATGTCCTTCAACTTTTAACTGAAATGAATCCATTACCCTCGCCCTTCTAACATAACTTCGCCCGTATCTGGGTCAAATATTTTAAATCTAGCTTCAATATTCAGTCCAGGTGACTCATCTACCATCTTCTGAACTGTAGGTTTTACTATTTCTTGCTTATCATTTTCTGTGCTGTGGTCGCTCATACTTTATTTATCTTGTTTATTATGTGGCTACATATGAATCAAAAGGATCGATGTCAAACGGATGTGTTGGAGTATTAAACTCTAAGAATCCGTCGTCATCAAATCGCGTATTGTGCAAGTTTGGATCAGTGTAGATGCCAGATTGACCAGGTAACCAAGGTAGGTATGATGGAGATTTAGCTAAAAACTCTGCTTGAATTGTCGCTTGAAGGGCGGATGCTACGGCAGCGCCAAATATGCCAGTTCCATCTGCAGGGTAACTAGGTAGCGATGGATTTGCTGGGTCCGGAATTGCGCTCACCTTTAACCAGCTTTCATTTGCTGCATCCCCAGGAATCTTTTGCTCTACACTGGCGTCAACGACCAATGCCCCCAATCCGTGTTTAAGTGGTGCCCCAGTTCCCCAAACGCCACGACGGATTTGTCTCAATGCGTTATTATGAGTATCAACAGCATAGTAAGTAATCTTCTCACCATTGATGTATATAACACCAGGATGCAACAATGCTGGATTTGGCACTGGTAACTTCGTAACATCTACAACATAAATCGCAGTGTCAGTTATGTTTAAGTCTCTTGCCAACGTCGTTGTAGCTGCTGCTGAAATACGGCGGAATTCCCACGACGTTGCAGATAAATCATCGCCCATTGTTTTGCTAATGCGATATCCAATTGGATTATCTGTTGGATTGTCCAATGAGCGGATTGTGAATACTTTTATATCTAGCGTATCGTAAATGCGGCCAGGCAACAACTCTGCAGGGGCGTGACTATTGTAGATATCAATAAACGACGGAATATGTACCCCAGAGTTAACTACTGCTGTTGGATCAGTAAGTGGAACTCCGTCTCCCTCTGCATATGCACCAAGCCCGTATATATCAGTTAGATTGCTTGATCCGTCAATGACGATATCCTCAGCTCGTTGTCCAAGCTGCAAATCGTTAAAGAAGCTTTCAATCTGTGTATCCAAGTATGGATCATCTGGATAAGTTAGCGTCCCATTTGAGTTAGTGATTGGTGGTAAGAACTTTGAACCATCAATACGATTACTTTCGTTCTCTGTGCCAGTAAATAATCGTGCCAAGCTCTTGGGTGGCATACCTGTTGTTGGGGAATATAGTGACATTGTTCTATCAGCTGCTGAATACTCTGCAATAGAGCTAACAAACGAGTAAGAAGCTAGATCTTGCGGATTAAATTCTGGATCACTGAGTAGATCCTGCACTACGGCATAAATGTTATCAGCATATGAAACTAGATCACCCATTGTGTAATTAGTATTTGGTGACCAAGTTCCAACTTCTGAATATGATATGCGATCAAATTTCAGCGTCGTAGTAAATGACCGTGTTTTACCATTGAACATAACTGGATAACATCTAAATGTTTGCTCTCCATACTCATCAATACCATCACCTAGAACTCGTATCGTTGGAGTAGATGTATAGCCTTGTCCTGGCTTAACTACAATAACTTTAGCAATGCTACCAGTATAAAAATCAACTAATGCTGATAGCACCGCACCAGAACCTCCGCCACCCACTACTTCTAATTTAGGGACGGCGTGATAACCATAGCCAGGTGAGGCAATCTGCACATAGCCAATCTCGTATGTATGGGTAAAGTTATAGTACCAGTCCGCATATTGAGGCTGGGTGGATAAGATAACTTCATCGCGGGCATGCTCTCCGTTTGGACTACGCCATACATTCAAGTCAGTATCAAAGTATGACGGTAAATCAAAGTCAGTCACGTGTAGATCACTATTATCAAATCCTGAGTAGTCAATCACATACTCACGAATTTTTGTGCGGTATGGTTTAACTTCATTTATATAATCCTCATAGAATGATTGATTGTCTTTAATGTAGTTGGGGAATTGCTCTAACTTACGCAGCTTGTGTAGTATAGATATAAAGCTTGTTTTGAATGCCCAATCAATCATTCTCTGCTCTGACAGAATATAGTTTAGCATAACAAAGAACAATTTGTTGAACTGTCCGTTCAAGGTATTGATAAAGATGTTATTTTTAAGTGCCAACACAATATTACGCAGTTCAATAGTTGGATTACGGTCATACTTTACTGTGTCAAAACTATCATTGTCCCATCCAATTTGATGCGTGTTATGAGACCATAATGCATCGCTAAGTTGTATTGTGCCGTTCTGTACTCCAACTAAGGTTGCAGTTAAATCTGTGTTGATACGATATACTACAAACTGACCTGAGCCATTGTTTCTTACCTTGACAACATCTCCACTGGCCAATGTTAACTTGCTCATATCTTTAATGGTGTCAACAGTATAAGTTGGTTTGACTGTTGGGTCGTAGGTTGTATCATACCAATCAATCATTGACCAGTAATCAGTAGTCCTATACGTTTGGGTTCTAACTAACGAAAAACTCTTGTCTGATTGAACTTCATATATTGTCCATTGATTGTTATAATTTGAGTCCTGTGTCACTAAAATCTGCTGGCCCAGAGTTAGCTGTGTTACATCTAAGTATGATCTTTCAATAAGTGAGTTAACAGATACATTGAGGGACAACGGATCCCAAAGTGTTGGTACTGGGTCTGCTTGATACAATGACGATATATCAAATTCTTCTGCAATAGGCACTTGTGCAAACACAGAGTTTACATAGATTACAAAGTTTTTAACTGCCATTAGTCTATTGGCAAACATTGTTTGCCTTGGACGTATTGCAATACCATAACGATTGGGGGTTGTTAGTTTATAGTCAGGAACCGTATTACCAAAATAGTCAGCACCAGTTAAACTGTCAATGAACTTGTTAACAATCTTATTTGGAAGTATTTCATCATCTGACCCCTCTTGCACCAAATCGTATTCGTTGTGAATCAGATTTTGATTTACTGTAATAGCATAATCTATATGCAATATAGTTCTGTTAGCATTGATATACTGGGCGGCGTTGATTACAGATAATGCATTACTTTGTAACATCGTAGTATATGGGATGTTTTGTGTAGATGGCGAAGTTATCAACTCTTCAATAGTTTTAACACTTATCTTTCTAAATGGCAGTGTTGGTACTGAAGTTTTATTTTTAACCCAGTAGTAATATAATGACCTAATAATACCAGTTGTTGGATCAACAGATAAGTTTTCAACATATGCATCGTTATTAGCGTATTTTGGCGTACCATCGCCAGCATACTGCGACGGTAGTTGGCTAGACCCAACCCACTCACATACTTCTACAGTAGCGCCCGGGAAAAGACGACCCCAGTTTTTAATACGGTAAGTTAGCGTATCTTGTTCGTAATCAATATAACGAATAGTATCTAGGTTCCACCATACTTGCCCAACTTGTGCTGCTCCCCAATGATAGCTAGTATCTATGGCTACCGTTGAACTAGTCCCAGAGTTGTAATTAGCTGGATCAAATGTAGTCTTGTAAGTAATATCTTGCTCTGCCACGCCAAGGATTCTTCCCTTGGCTGGGTCAATGTAATCTAGGTTAACTAGCACGGTCTCTGACTTGCTATCATACAAATAGAGCTTGGTGACATTGTCTAGATCAACCTTGCTAGTCTCTTGTCGTGTTAGCTTCCAGCCAGCTTCTTGGTTCTTATTTGAAAACCATAATACTTTTCCAGTGTCTGTACCGTGTGTATCAGTTAGTGGGCTACCAACAAAGATATTGCCGTTAGCTACTGCGACTGAACTACCAAAGTTGTCTCCAACCTTTATACCAGCATCATCCAACTGTTGGTTAAAGCAATATTTGTTTCCAGAATAATCACTAAGTAGGTCAAATACATACACTGCACCAGTATTTTTAACTGTATCAAGTATTGTCGTTGTCTTTCCGTCTAGATAAAATATCTTCCCGTCCAGTAAGGTTTCATTTAGAGTAGGAGCACCTTGGCTAGATACAATCAATGATTTTGTTGTAGTAGAGAATGATATTCCAGTGCCAAATCGTTCTACAACATTGGAATATGGTTTTCTGATCGTCTCAATAGGTTCAAATGTGGCTAATGAATAACGATACACGACACCTCGTGTATAATCTGTTTCTTGATAGTCAGGCTCACTGATAAAGATACTATCTGCAGTTAGTTTTACGCTATAGCCAAAATGCCCTTCATACATTATTGCTGGCGGAGGCAATAGAGCAACTTCGTTAAATGTTAGATTAGTTCTAGAATAGACATACGCAAATCCTGCATTGGAGCCTAATGCGTTATCTGTATTCGGGGCACCAACAACTAGCATTGATCCATCACTATTAGTATCTAGTGCAAACCCGTATCCACTGTCTATACCTCCAGATAATGTTTGTACGGCACTAAAATGTCCATTGAGATCTTTATTGTATATGTGTATTGTGGCAGTAGATGTCTCTGAAACAAACAGCCAGATCCCATCCGAGCTAATGGCTATGGTTTTCCCAAATCCACTTGGCCCATTGATTCGCTGTTGTTTAGTAATTGCTACATTGCCAGACGTAGCTAACGAGTATATCAATACAAAATATTCATTGGCATTAGGATTCTCACCAGATATTACTATTGTTGAATTGGTTAATGCGATAGCATTTCCAAATACTGTGTTCTGCACTAGCTGCCAGTTTGTTAAGTTAAATGCTGCCCCAATGGTAGTTTGTGATATAGCTACATATACACTACCTAAGTATGTTATAATATCACCAATCTGATAAGAAATGAGGCTTTCCCATTCTGGAAAGATGCCAGCAGTTTCTATAAATTCTCCATTGGCTTCTTTAATCAACAGTTTAATGTTATCAGTATAATTGCTACCCGGTTGCGATACAGCAAGAATTTCACCTGATGGGTTGCAGGCTACTTGTTGTCCGTAATGTGCTTGTGGGGTAGATTGGAACCCTAATATTTCAGATGTATAGGTCCAAGGTTCAACTTTGTTGTATACTTTCCACTTGTGATCACCTTCGTTATTGTCAACCCATACCTTATCAGTTGGGCGCCATCCTAGTGCTGGTGTGTATTTTACTATATCAGTAATCTTGTTAAATCGTAAGCTGGATAACTTAAATATAGTTCCGCCTCCACTGAGTGACGGAGTTTTAATCATCACAGTTTCTAATGCTGACGGGATAGCTACAAATACTTCGTGCAATCCATCTACACGCAACACTTTGTAAAATCCGTCAACTTCAGTTGAGAAGTTTCTAATAGCAAAAATATCTCCCACAACCAAGGAGTGAATTTCAGCAGTAGTAATCGTGGCCCTACTGTCAAGAGAATAGTTGATCTCTATCGCAATAGAGCTTGTCTGATCTACTTTATATACGTTCCAATCTTGATCAACATCTTTGGCGACCCAAATCTTAAAATCATTGTAAATCTTAGATACAAGTCCAGATAGCTCTATATAATCTCGCATATCAAAAATGGTTGCATCAATGTCATTGAGATTTACATACCCAGCACTTTGAATATCATTTTCATATAAGGATTCTGCTGACCTAGTTTCAAAAATGTTTGTATCAAGTATAGTTGGGCGCTTGTATAACGTGTTGCTGTTCTCATTGATTACTGTAGCATCAGTCACTTCATCAATGCCAGTGTTGGTAAATGCTATTGATATTGGATCGTAAAGGTATTTGCTGTCTGACAATTGAACTTCAACAAACTTGTTAGTATCAAGTGCTCCATACTCACCAACACGGAATGCCCATTCTTCATAGTATGAAAGCTCACCTAGCATATTGTTAAATGTGGCAGACGATAAAGCACTAATAGAATCCTTTGTTCCTTTGTCTTTAATATAACCTTGGTAAAACTTAGCCTGTGACGTTGAATTAAGGTTTAAATCTGTCAGATAGTTGCGTTCACTATACCCTATTAGGCTATTGCTGTGTTTGTTGATGCTGTTATCAGCAATCTGATTATCAACGTCATATATGTTTTCAAACTTTTTAGCGTTATAGGCTAAGTTAGGTAGTAACCCAGTCTTGAAGGTAGATGAGTTGATTTGCTTCCAGTGTCCAAAGTTAAAGATATCACTGGCATCAATGTCTTGGAGTGCAGCATACATCAATGATTTATAGGATACAATGTCACCCTTGCGGTAATCCTTACCAACTGTCCAGGTTGCAATATTTGAGTTGTTAAATACAAACCCTGGTGGATTTAACTGGCCAGCCCAATTGCTAGTTTTGTTGCCTATTAGCTTTATTCTATATTGCCTGTTCCCCAACTCTGGTTTATAGATGATGTCACTGAAAATAGTTTGATTATCAAATACTAATGCGTGTTCATACTGCACTAAGTTTAAATCTACCATCCCAATGGTAATCTCTGGTAATGTCGTTAATTCAAAATTAATTCCATCTCTAACCGCACTGAACATACTACTTCTAACAGTATTAAAGCCAACATCAATGATGCGAGAACCATTGGGGGCATTGCTGATTTCATCAACTACTGCATTAGCATATACTAAACTAATCTTATTAAGGATAGGACTTAACACAATGATATTACCTGGTGTCCAACCTTGCTGTGTCCAGGTTAAAAATTCTTTTGCTGCTAAAATCCAGTTCTTTGTTTCTTGAAGTTCTTGGTTAAATTCTTCAAATACGAAACCCTGCGTCACTAAGTATCTTCCATAGCTTACTAGAAAGTCAACCACTTGTTGCTTGTTTTTAAACTCATATCCGTATGGAATGGACACTTTGACTGGTTGATAATCGTTGTAAATGACACCAGTTGTCCCTGACACAGATATTGCATATTGATTAGAGTTAGGGTCGCTTGGCACAATCGTAAAGTAAGGATGATCTGAGCTGTATCCACTGACTGTATAACCAGCGACGGTTTTCTCAATGATAACTGCACTGTAAATTAACCTACCCATTGGCGAAGATTTATGCAAATGAATCTTAAAGTTTTCATTTGGGATAACGATAGATTCATTTATACTTCCAGGACTAGTTTGTTCAGCCAGTGCTTTCAAATATTGTTGATCTGTAAATCCTGCCGCCTTGTATCCAAGCCGAACGCTGATATTATCCAGGTATGACGATATCTTTGTAACTGGATCAATTCCGTTATATCGTAAGTAATCAGCTATCCAATTTACATACCCAGCGTTACGTTCTGTAACACCAGGAAGTATGGTACTATTTCCATTAATTTTAAAGTCTTTTGGTGTGATACGTTGATTTGTATCTGTTATGATATACTGATTTACTCCACCCGTCTTCTTGTAATCCTGTATATTTGCAAGCTGACCAAAATATATTGCTGGTTTCATCAATGCAATAGCTTGTTGGACGGCAAATGGATAATCGCTGCTCTTGCGCCACGCTGATTCAACTGGGCCCTCGTCCCCAATAGAGAACGATCCGGCAAAATCTGAACTATTGAATGCAGTAATAAGAAACTCTGATGGTGGGCGCAACTCTCCAGAATCAGTTACTGGTATTACTTTACTTAAACCTGGTCTTGCGTATTGGGGATATGTTCCAGCTAGCGGCCCATCACGAATAATACCATTCTCCAAATCATTCCATAACACTGCATTACCACCAGTATATGGTGCTGGCCCATAGGTATCAACCCACCAGTTTGGCATTACTGACATACCTAAACATTCCCATGGGCGCTCATTTGGTGCATCAGTATCATAAAAATATCTGTAAATACCTCTCCAGCTGCCTGGCAGATAGTTCTTTGTCAGCACATCTTTAAATCTATTGTAAGTCCAAGACCACGGATTATTACTTGAGAACCATTGGTTGGTCGCATAGTCAATCTTGTTATTGCTGATCCACGACAGAAAGCAACGAGTTACAATCTGATCATATTCTGTTTTACTGTAATCCGTAGTACGGAACTTGCCAGGGATATGCTTATAGATATCAAAGTTTAACGGGCTGTAGGCTATCTTAATATTGTTATAGATACGCTTCTCAAGCTCAAATAGCAATGCATCACGCATGTCACCAAATGCTATAGTAATACTTCCGTCGTGACCACGGATTACAGAGGTAGGAGTTTGATACGTGGTATCAACATATTGTGCTGGAATATACTTAGGATATAATCCAAGTTTAGTTGGCGTCTCTGGTATGAAACATCCATCTGTATTGTGATAGATCCTTATCTCAATCTCATCATTATAATCAAGGGCATTACTAAACACAACTGACGGCCTGGTTTGTTCAAAATAGAAATCTATATCCTTGACAAGCTGCTTTCCATTGATATAGACTAGCACTGCCTTGTTGCTTAGAATCGTGTCATTAAAAATAGCATCTATTTCATATTCAGTAATCTCAGGATCTAGCACAGTGTATTTGATAGAGCTACGATTTTGATCGTATGGAACCATATCACTGTAATACCAGGGAGTTGAACTATTTTTTATCGCATTCATCTGGTGCAATATAAAATCAACACCAACTGATGGATCAGTTATTCCTGCATTGACCACTGAGGCAAAGGATTCTAAAAAACGATTCTTAAACTGTGAATACTCTTTTTGTGCTCGTGTTATACTATCAATGAAGTTCAGATCCTTATCAATTAAGAATAATGAACTATAGATAGTTGGTGCGCTATGTTGAAGTATGCTTCCGCCGCGTGTTTTAACATCTAAGTCACGAAGATTGCTGGCGCCTGGCACTTGTCCAGCAACGTCAGTGCTGTTGTTTGCGGCAATTGCCAGGTGATTTCTGAATTGCCCTAATGTCAGTTCTGTAAAGTTATCGTTTAAAGCATTAAATTCTAAATTAGGTGGAATCTCGTAATACCCTAACTTGGATACTTGTATTGAAGAATAGATGAAGATGTCTACTTTATCGTTTAACGCTAAAGCAGTATTGATTTTTATAGCATTCCGTATACCAACTTTAAGCGGCTGATATTCCAATATGCTTAGTAATCTATTGTTTAAGAAAACTTTCAACGATGGAATAAGAGTATAAGCGTCTGGCAAAATATCTATTTCAAAATATGATGTCTTTCCATCACACAATTTAGATATAATCTGATATTGTTTAGTTGGCTCCTGCTTGGTGGTCCAAATGTTAATTTTTTCAATGCTTGCATTGCTAGAGATTTTAGCCATAAACCCAGTGTTGATTTTATGGCTTACTGTTTGCAATCCAACTAGCTCACTGAATGTGTCTGAATCATAGGTGTTCTCAAATTGTATGTCACCTACATTATTAAAGTTTCTATATGATAAAGGAAAACCCAATATCGTATCAGTGGTACCACCGCCAACTTTATACGAAAAGATTTTACTTCCAGTAAATGATGAATTTACGTAAATGGAAGTGTCGCTGAAACTTGCAAAGTTGGAATCAATAATATCAAACTTGGGCGCAGTATTAAGCCCAGTTTTTTTCTGTGCAAGTACCCAGGATGTTCCGTTGAACCAGAATGTATTTCCTAATATCAATCCAGTTGATGCACCAAGTACCCCATCCAGACTGATTAGCCCCAAACCATTGCCCATTGAGATTTTACGGGCAGATGGGTTTAATGTCAATGTCGAATCAAAACCAGCTGGCACGGGATCAAGTTTAACTGTAATGCCAGAGGTAGGAATAACTGTATCATACTCAGATATTTGTCCACCTATAATAGGAGTTAAATGCACCATTTGTTTTCCATTGATAGGGAACACATTGACCTGGTATATTTGATTCCTAACAATAGGATCTGTATCGCCAGCAAAGATAACAGTCATACCGTCTTTAAAATTTGCTTCTTCAAAGTAAGTTATAAGATCGTCTTTGCCGTCGTGATCTGCATCAACAAAGAGAACTTCAGTCCCCTCCATCTTCATAAATGCATCACTGACCGTAAAATCAATGATGTCTACACTGTGCCGTGATCTTCTTCCGTTGTTATATATCAGCAAGTCAGCATTAAACTCAATAATGGGTCGGGACCCTCTTTGCAGTTCGTCAAAATTAGGAATACTTGAATTATATGTTGCTGTTGCTTCAATGACTTGAGAATGAAACCACCTATTACTTCTAGACCAAGCATTGCCATCAATGCTGGCACGGTTAATAGTAATATAGTCTGGAGTCAGTGGACCATTTAAAATTTGATCATAAAATTCGTCGCTGAATCCGTATATATCAAATGCAACTGATGACGAACTTGATGTAAGTTCAGGGGTTATAAGTGATGATACTTTAACTAATCGTATGCCAGTGCCAACACCCTCAACATAATATTCATTATTGGCATATTCACTCTGCACCACTGCGGTATCAAATTTTATCTTTAACCCATTGGTAAATACGATGCCGTTTGGACTAGTATACGTCTTTTTCCCCAAAATTTCGTCATTGATATCTAAGTTATATCCAGACTGATCAACTACTCTGATGCGACCAAAGAATCTTTGATCAGTGCTATCAACATAGTAAAATGTGTCGCGGAAAGCAGTAATAAGTGGGACCTCAATTAGATCGCCCGTCGCCACTTTATAAAATTCCTTATTGGCATTGGTTAAACCAGACTTGATGATAACTTTTTGCTCAAGTGGGATTGGTTTAATCCATACCAAGTTTATAAGTTGATCACCATTACCAGTATCACTAATTTGTATTTGCCAAATCCCTGTTCGCTGATTATCAGTTATGAGCTGGCCCTCATCATATAGATCAGTGCCCCACCCACTAAGCGCATAAACACCTTCTTCTGTCCAGTCTGGATCAGCAACATCATTGGCAATAAAAACAAGATATTTGCCATTGAGGACATTAGCGTCAGATATCCCGTCAATGCTTCCATAGTTCTCAACCATAGTTTGCACTAACTGATTATCAATTTGATTAAATTTTAATGTCGTTGCAAAATCAACAAAACTGTTTGCATTATTGTCAATTGGTCTTACCACAGGCATATTGACGAAGTGATCTTGGGCATTCTTTTGCGGAACGTTAAATGTCACTATGCCGTTCTCTGACCCATTATCAACTACTCCAAATACATTACGCAGGCTGATGTTCTTTTGTGTCAGAGTGGTGCCAGACACATCTGGCACAGTTTGAATCCAGAATTTATAACCTGGTTGATTTACGACGAACTGATACGTTCCTCCGCGGGCAAGAATGATGTCTGGATTTGGGCTGGAACCAAAGCTGCTTAACTCGTATGCGTTGTCGGTTAGATTTCTATCAACCGCAAATGTTTTAACATTTTCAACTTGACCAGCGTACACATCTACTGTGTCTGGACCATTGGGTAACCAGTAATACTGACTAAAATTGACTAGCTTATCAAAGTCAAATTGGCCATCAAACGAATATGCCTCATTGCTAAACAATCTAGATTGATTATCAACTACCCCACCATAATGAGATATTTGCTGCAAAAGATCAGTGTAACTACTGAAAAATTGAATGTTATCGGCTTTATCAGTTACCACAACACTTGGTTCAAGTTGATAGTTCTCCCTGTCCGTCGTTGGCTCTAATAGATAGTTATCAGCTGTTTTAAAAGTAGGCGCAAACTTTCTCCCAATGTATCCGTTAATCTTTTTAAAGTCAGGCTCAGATACTAACTGGTCAAGAGTTGCACTTAAAAACTTCTGGTTAGAAGTAGTCTTAAATATGTTAGGTAAAAAATCAATTGTGCGTACTGACATTAGGTTGTTCCAAAGGTAATAGAACTATTTACACCTGCAAAATTTGCATTAATCTGTGCTGCTGTAATAGCTGATATAATTTCTACATTATCAATCGTTGCTGCGCTCGTTAAAATTTCATTGGATTCCGCATTGATCTGATATAAACTACCAAAGAGTGAGGATGGTGCAGTTGGTACAATGATGATAGATGACACATTAGGACTTAGTGCAGTGTGCAGGTAGGCACTTAACTCACTGAAGTAAAAAGTCTCACCAAAGTCCCAATTCTCTACTGCAAAGTATGTATTGATGGCATTGGTAACGCTTGATTTGATATCGTTGTCACTAGTATTAAACGCTACATTCTTCACTACCTTAAATATTGCCTGTAATGATGGAACTGCTTTGGCTCCAAACAATGGTTTAAATTTTGCGCTATTAAAGATGATAGTATCACTAATAGCCTTGTAGTTTTCTAATGAGCTGTATTCAAGCTTTAACTCATCAGTTGTTGGCATGTCTGGTTCAACCAAAGTATTGGTAGTATCTCTAATCCAGTTTCCGTAATCAGTTGAGTATGTATTCGTAAGCATATACAAATCAATGATATTGTTTGGGCTAGGGTCAATACGGCGATAGCTTGGGCTATTGTGTCTATACTGGAAATATAAATTACCGCGACCAACATTTGCAATATAGTTATACACTCTAGTTACCGTTACTCCGTTGGTATTAAGAACCCAAAATGCATTTTCACTTGATGTATAAAATATCTGTCCAGGTAAGAATTCTGACAGATGTGTTTGCAGTTCAGTTAGTGTTGAGTAAAGCTGAATAGGAGTTAGCGTTAAATTTACAGGGACATATAGAATAAAGCTATCATAGTTTATCTGTTGCTCAAAAAATACGATGTTGTCAGGATTTACTATGATGTCAAACACATCAGGATTGTCTGGGATACCGTCAACATTGGTGTCAGTATATGTTACTAACACTTTGTTTTGATTTTCATAGCCATCAACATCCACTATGTTTTTGTAAATGAACCAAGAGTAATCAATGCCAAGTGGTTGGAGAGTATCTGGGCCAGTATTGATCTTCAATACTTTAATTTGATCTTGAATGATAGTTGCTGTCTTGCTATCATAGATTTTAACTTTTTCGTCAAAATAGAACTTCGTCTCTGCTGCGCTCTCAAATATATAGCGCAAACCACGCCAGTATAAAGTGTAACCAACATTAATGCTGTATTTAAATCTGACAACCCAACTTGAGTCAGAGGTAGTGCCTGACGACGCTATACTAAAACTATTCGCGATATCTAAGTTATGGTCCTCAATTATAGTCCATCCTTCTGTAATGAGATCATATCTAAGTCCAAAACTTGTTAGTGCTGATATACGATTAACTATATCTTGAATCAATGTCTGTGGGAGGCTATTCTTAAATACTGGTATAATACCATAATCCGCAATGATTGCACCTGTTGGCACTTTTTGCGATAAGGTCACAGGTCCTTGACCATTGACAAAAGTAAAACTTCCACCGTTAGTTCCATCACCAATGACCTGGCGTACTGAGGCGTAAATAAACATCTTATCGCCAATGTTGGATGGTGTTCCTACCACTATTTGATTTTGTGCATTGAAGTAGGACCCAGTTGGCGCCTTAAACTTGAGAATTGCACCCAATCGTATATATTGCTGTGTTGCGCTCGTGGTATAGCCTAACTGCAACGCAGCCAATGGAGTTGTTGATGTTGGGTTAGTAAAGTACCCCGTACTTCCGTTTGTGTTCAGTGACACTAGCGACCAGTTTGTATTGGGGCAGCTATGGCGAGTAAAGTTATTTTTATCATAGAAAAAGTGCAGTATTTCCTTTGATGCCAACACCGTAGTCAAATCATCCTCAACAATCTGTTTAATATTTGCTGAGGAAATGCTAGTAAACTTTAGTTGATCAATGAAGGCTTCCTTATACAGATATCCGTCTTCACCAAATATGTTTGTACTTGAGTACTTACCAGTGGAATCATTGATATCAAGGAATCTACTGACTCCACTGCTGGTTCTATTTACTGCTTTAACTTTGAGAATGTTATTGAACGCAGTATAAGGAACAATGTTGTAATCCTCACCCGTAATCATACGGCCCTGCGTATAGTATTGTTGTGGTGCTTTCAGCTTAATGTCAGTCAATGATTCACTTCCTGTTGCATTTGTTACTGAGTATGTCAAGTTGGCTCTTACAGTAAGAGTTTCAAGATTACCAGCTCGTGACACATAGTTTAGTGAGATGGTTACCCCTTGCATTTCGTCTGGTGTAATCTTATATGTCTGTGCGTTGCTCGTTCTGAATCGTATTCTATATGGGCCCTGTGGAATATTTGAAAACGAGCCATCCCCAAATACTAAATCAATCTGATCACCAGCTTTAGTATTCACTTGGTAGAGATTACGGTCAGTTGTCTTGTTGTAGATGATATTTGTGCCCGCAACAGTTGGCACTGATTTCCATAGGTTATTTTCTACATTTGTTGCTGTCAGATTATACAGCCAAATATCTGTGTTGTTGATGTTATTATACCCAACATTCAACACACGGTTTGGGACTGATTCAGCTAGGTTAAAATCAACACTCTGCAATGATCCTTGTTTGAAATATAAAAAGAACCCAGTATTATTACTTGCATTGCCTTGATTGTCATTGCGATATAAAAAGTTAAATTTACCCGTTGGTTTTGGATTTACTTCGTAAATGTATGATTGATTGATAGTAGTGGCGCTGACAACTTCAAATTGTGTCCCTGCGCCATTAACCGCAGCAGTGAATGGATACACTGGAATTGTATTTGATGTGATATTTACTGTGTATTCATCAGTTTTAATACCATTGATAACCTGTGAGTTGCCAGGCTTGCCAATGGTTTGGCTATTTAAGAGGGTAGCATTTAACACAAGTTGAATCTGTTCTTGCCAATTGCTGTTAGTAGTGTCATTCCACGATACCACTAAATTTGAAAGATTGATTCCGTTTGAGTCAAACAATACTTCAGTCGTTGATGCTGAGGTAATCTTTAAGAGCCCAGATGCTGATGTACTACGCTTTGGGCTATAGTTTACTAACCGTGCCAGTTTAAGTATGCTATCGCGACGCTCTGCTGTATCAAGGAAGTTTTCGCGGGCATTTAAGTCTGTACGAAACGCTAAACTTTGCCCCATAAATGCAATCAAGTCAATAAGTGCAATATACTCGCTGGATTCAATGAAATCGTTAAAATCTTCTGGATAGTACAAACGCAAATAGTCAATCATTGACTTGCGTAGCGTTTCAAAGTCATATGACTGGAAGTCCGCTTCGCGGAATGTCGTGTAAATCTTTTTCCAATCTTCGGCTACGAGAAGACTATTTTGGCGTGTTGATGATGTCATAGTAATACCTATCTATCAAGTATTTATCTATTACAGTTATATGTAGTTATTATGCGACTGGTTTATCAAACTGCAACTTTAATGTGTCAACTTGATTAGTTTCTACATATCGCAGCTCAATCATAACTTGAATACCATTTTGAAACTCAGCAATGGTAATATTCTCTGGGTAGAGCCGTGGATCGTAGTTTATGATCTTTGTCAGATCAGCCTGGATTGCAGACTTGATCTCTGTGGTCAGCGGTTCAAATAGTAGATCCCAAATGATAGTACCAAAGTTTGGATTCATCAACTTCTCACCCTTTCTGATATTTAGATAGTTAAACAGGTCCTGTTTTGCTAACTCAAAGTCAGACACCCGATACTTTTTAGCTCGGTTGTAGGTTGAGAATCCGTTGTATATTGCCATTATCCTTTATTTATCACTGTTGGAACGCCGTTCACTACAGTTGCAACAGCCGGCTGGGACGCACTAGCTATGACAGTTTTTCCACCAGACAATACTGACACTGCATATTGCCCTTCTTTGTAATAGGTAGCCATCGTAGTTCCAAATGCATCTGATGCCCTTGATGGGGTCTGGCCTCGTGACCAGGCTATGGCATCCCCTGCTCCTTGTAAATGCGCTGCAGACAATTTTCCAGCCACTTCTTCAGCTGGCATATTGGGTGTTATTACTCCCGCTTTTGACATTGTGTCAAAGTTTTGTTTTAAATTCTGATCCATAACCTTTTCTTGTATGGCTGGATTATTTAGATAATCAGCTTTACTTGTAATGCCATCTTTTCCAGTCCAATTGGCTGGATTATCTAGTCCGGCCCCAGTAGTTCCTGGTTTAACATATCCTTGTGTAATTAAGACTTGATTACCAACTTGGTACTTACCTAAAAAGTGCCCATTGTCACCGCCTGCAATATCATACTTCCCACCAGACTCATGCGCTCCTACTTGAGCCTTTAAGGCGGTCATTTGGTCAACACTAACTTGTCCGAGTGCTTGGCCCGGACCTAAAATTGCTTGCTGATCAACGGCTGCCTGAGTTGCCCGTATTTTAATTCCACCTTGACCAACCGTACTAGATGGACCAACACTTGCATCCCCACTTAGGTTAGATGAAGTATTAGGACTTGAAGTGTTTGCTGCGCTTCCAGAGCCAGAGGTAGCATAGGTACCTCCGCCGCCTCCAGTGCCATGTTTTAACGCTCGTTGAGTTGAATTATCAAATGGCTCGTGACTTGGGATTGGCATTGATGCCGGGATAGATGATGCTTTAGTCCCAGTATATTTGTATTTCAGACCTTCTTTCTTTGCGTCCTTATGCTGAACAATATCAATATTTGGTGGGTCAGTCACATCATTGGTATTGAGATAAATCTTTCCAGCTTTTGCTGTTATTGTTCCGCCTGCTTTGATACCAACATTCATTCCATAAGCAGTAAGGGTGTCAGTTGCTTTTAAACTGATTTCTTTTGCTTGCTCTCTCAATATACCACCAGCACAGATTTTAATATCTTTAGCGGCATACATATTGATACTCTCGTCAGCGTGGAAGTTAATATTGCCTTCAGTTCTCAGATTAAAGTCAGACTTAGAGTACATTAGGATTTTTCCGTCACCCGTAAACTCCATCCATACTGTTCCTTCAGAGTTGCCAATGTAGAGAACTTTCTCTTTGTCATTCATTAGCAGCTGATGACCGCCGGCTGTACGCAATCGTATTAGTTGGTCTATACCATCCTTATTACCGTCATCCATAACAAATGTATGACCACCTTTACGATTCGTAATAGTCTCTTTGTCTGGGGCATAGCTTTCGTCTCCAGGCCTGCCAGGAGTGCTTATGCCAAATACATTACTTGGGCTTTCTCGCTGCGAACTGCTACTTATAACACCACGGATCTTGTCGTCCTCCAATCCTTGATTGAGCAAGGTTCTTACTTGAGGAATATGAACTGGCTTTTCAATCTCTAGGAAGTTATTCCATTGGGTTTTTGTGCCTGTATTTTCTTCGTTAAACTCTACAGTGGGATAAGGTGGATTAGTTAGTACGGCAACTAGCTCTTTATTTTTGGGATCTTTAGCTAACTCCACCTTCTCAATCTTGGCTCCTGCCTGTCCAGGAATAGCATAATGACTTAAGTCTGGCATTATACAAGCAAACCAATATCCTTGATTAGCATCACCAGAGATAAAAGTAACAAGTACATAGTTTCCAATATCTGGCGGTGTCATCCACATACCATATGAATGATTACCGTGGTAAAAATCGTTAGTCTCACTCTTGGTTTCATCAACCTGCGGAATTCTTGCGGCACCCATAAACGGGCTGGCATAACTAACTGTGACCCAATGTGATGGCTCTTTCTCATTGCCGCCAAAGTCTGGAATGAATACTTGGAGGCGGCCAGCCCTAGTTGGGTCTATGTTATTCTTTACAATAGCAGTATAGATACCTGTATCTCGTTTAGTATTGTTTCCGCTATCCACATCAATGAAAAAGGATGGCTTCTTGCTATCAGTTCGTTTAAATGCCACTTTTAGTTACTCCCACCTAAAATTCTTCTGTATTCCGTTTCTGATAGCGGAGTGCCGTATTGTGCCCCAGCTGGTAGTGGTCCTATTGATGGCGTCCCCGGTGGTATAACTGGTAGTTTTGGTATTGCTGACATAGTAGGTAACTTTTCTAGTAACGACCCTGAGGTAATGCTCTTTGATCCAGACGGGACCAGCGTTGCCATTTCTGCTGCGGTCTTTGGTATTGCTACTGTTGGCGGAGTCAAACCAGCTGGTATTGGTGGACCAGTTACATCAGGCCTACAATCCATTATAGCCGCCATTTCAGGTGAGTTTGTGTCAATTCTTTCCTCATTTACGCTCGAGGTTGCAGCATTTTGATCATCAACAGTTAACTGGTTCTCGTACCGTATTAAATCAAGTTCTTGTTCAAACTTACCGCCATCAAAAGTATTTTTGACCTGTATAATTTGATATATTCCTGAAAATGTACCTGACGAGTATTTTCCGGTGCCACCAGGAATAGCGAGGCCATCTTCAGAGTAGTCCTCTGCTGTGTTAAATGTTACATTAGCATATATGCTAGAAGCATCAGTTAGAATGCTTAGGTTCTGTGTTCTAAGTCTATTAAGATATGGGCTAGAATCTGATGGGAAGAAAAAATCGTCTTGTTTGATAAAGTCAGGATCACCTACTATTTTTAATTTGAGAGAGATCATATCACCTAGAGCAGTGTTTAATAGGTTGCGTTGTAATTCTCGGGCCGTCAATGATTTTACATCTTGGTTGGACACCATTCCAGACCCGCTAGTATAAACAGTCTTATGACTAAATTCATCAACATTTTGTATTAGCTTTGCATTTGCTTTAGCAATCTTTTCTCTCGTAGTAATTTGGTTCTTGTCAAACTCAGCAGATTTTTGTCCAGTTACCTTAGGTTGATTTCCTGGCTTTAAATTCATTGCTACATAAAAAAGCGTGTCAAAGCTTAGATCTAAATTTAAGATATCCTTGTTGTTGCCTGTAAAAATGTAGGAATAATCCTTTACATAACCAGGCGGAGCACCCTTAGGCGCATAGATGCTTTTTGTATCATAGTGTTCAAACTTTATAATTTTATAGATGAATGTTTTAGCGTATGTTTTTCTCTTCTCGTCGTATTCACCCAATAGGACGGTAGGAATTATCTTAAACCACTTTAACGGTTTTTTTAGTTTTGCCTCTATGTCAGAATCTGTTATAGTTGAGTCGTCAGGATCAATCAACTGCTCTTGTATATATTCCGTGCCTAGCATTGCTAGGGTTATAGTATCAATGACTGATGATCCTTGGTTTATTGTTACCAATGTCGTTGGATGGTTATCATCACCCATCATAGTTCGAATACCACTTTGTGGGTTTGTCTTATCACCCATTTGGCGGTTGGGTATCCCAATTTTATCTTTAGAGACAAAATTTTGTTTATCTTTTATTTCTGGATCTACTATTTCAAATAAAATAGTATCAGCAAAATCAGCCTGGGCTTGTGCTTTAACATCAGTGAGCCAGGTATTCATTGCTCCAGTATAACTTTTTACTCTTATTCCAGATTTCATAAGAGCTTCTCGCTTGAGTTCATTTTCTTTCCGTAGATCTTGACCACCAGTGAATGTAGCAGCAGTAGACCTTGCGTTATCGTCAAGTGCCTCTTGTCTATGGGTGGCATCTGTAATCATTGACGGTTCACTATTTACTGATGTAGCACTATCCGTCCCTAATGAGAAAAACTCAGTTAAGTTTTTTGCTGTTACTTCCAATTTAAACGGTGTTGTAGCTACTACATCTGAGAATCCAAGATGGTTAAATGGAACCGCAGATACCTCGTATTCAGCTCCCTTATCACTTACTTTCATTTTTACAAGTATTATTCTAATTGGAA